ATCAAAGACCTTGATTATGTTAAACGTTACTATGGTTTTAGTAATGAAAAGGCAAAACAAGCTTTGAGGATTCTTACTAAAGAACAACTAACATTTATTAAATCGAAATTTGAAACTGGAGGAACAAAATGAGTGTCGTTCAAGAACCTGAAGTGAAGTGGACGCCCGACCAAATGGTGGAAGTGATTCTCAATGAACCTGATGATTTTCTTAAGGTTCGTGAGACTTTGACCCGTATCGGAGTAGCTTCAAGAAAGGAAAAGAAAATCTATCAGTCTTGTCATATTCTGCACAAGCAAGGTAGGTATTACCTCGTTCACTTTAAAGAACTGTTTGCTCTGGACGGCAAACACGCTAACCTGACTGTGAATGATGTTCAGCGTCGCAATCGTATTGCCCAACTTCTTGCTGATTGGGGTCTGATTGAGATTGTAGACCTGACTAAGATTCAAGACATTGCACCCCTGAACCAGATTAAGGTTCTTGCTTATAAGGATAAGGGTGATTGGATTTTGGAAACCAAGTATAATATTGGTGCAAAGAAGAAAAAGGTAGAGGATGCCGAATAATAAAGTGGGGAGTTCAACACTCCCCTTTTTTGTGCTTGTTGTATAATTAGTGTTGGATGCCGTAAGGGTCCACAAAACACAAACTCGCTTTTAAAGGAGCTACCATAATGACTAACCTCACAAGGTATACTGCTGCGGATCTTCCTGCACTGATGGAAAGAATCACGCGCAATAGTATTGGAATGGATGAATACTTTGACCGCATTTTTAATATTCACGAAACTTCAACAAACTATCCACCTTATAACCTAGTTCAGGTAAATAATGTAGAGTCGCATTTAGAAATTGCACTTGCAGGTTTTAAGAGGGAGGAGGTCAATGTCTTCACGGAGTATGGAAAACTTTTTGTCGAAGGACAAAAAGCAGATGCCGAATCGGATAGGACGTTTATCCACAAGGGAGTGGCTAGCAGAAGTTTTAAACGAGCGTGGACTTTATCCGACGACACAGAAGTCCGCGAAGTCACATTTGAAGACGGACTTTTACGGATCGTACTTGGGAAAGTAGTACCAGAACATCATGCACGTAAGGACTATCTCTAAATAAAAGAAAAACGGTGTATGAAGACCTTCACCCAGTTTCTTAATGAGATAAAAACCATATCATATCCAGCTGCTTGGAAGCATAAGGTTTATCATAAAGGTAGAGTAACCAATGTTGGTGCTGGAAGAGCAGTTCCAATTAACCCTGGAAGTGGTGCAGGTGATGGTGGTGGAGGTAATGGTGACTAAATATCTTTGAATATCGTCGGCGCTTTGCCGTAGAGGGGCAACTGGCAAAATCCAGTTGACGCCCCTCTTTCTTTTTGCTATAATACTTGGAGGAATACTCTTAAAATGACTATCAAGTTAACTTTGTTAAAGTCTGGTGAAACACTCATTTCTGATGTGAAAGAGTTGGTGTCTGAAGACTCTGAAACTGGTAATAGAGAAGCAGTTGCTTATCTCTTAAATAAACCACATAAGGTTGCAGTAAGAACAGAAGTTCTTTTGACCGAAGATGTGATTGATGATTCTAAGCGTGAAGTTCAAGTGAGTTTATCTCCTTGGATTTTACTTTCTGCTGATGAGGATGTTACAATTCCAGTGGACTGGATTGTGACTGTTGTAGAACCAGTTGCATCTGTTAAACAAATGTATGAGGAGAAAATTAATGGATAAAGTTGTTAAATGTGTTCTTCTTGATGTTGATAATGTTCTCATCACAGAAGTTGTAGAAGTTCTCGCTGATATTGGAGAACCAAATTGCAAACTAGTAAACCCATATCAGTTTTTTGGTGTGGATGATATGAAACCCTGGCCACAAGCAACATTTCAAAGAGAAATGATGATTAGTTCTGATCGTATTCTTACGATTGCTGATCCAACACCTGAAGTTATTGAAAAGTATCTTGAACTGACTGCCTGATGAGATTTTATACAAACGTCCAGATGGTCGGGGACAACTTTCTTGTTCGTGGTTATGAAGATGGTCAACACTTCATGACTCGTGAGAAGTTTAACCCGACTCTTTTTGTCCCTGCTAATAAAAAAACCAAATATCAAACCTTGAATGGGGAATATGTTGAATCAGTTCAACCTGGTTCTGTTCGTGACTGTCGTGAGTTTGTAAAAAGATATGATGGAGTAGAAAACTTTAAAATTTATGGAAATACTGGATACATCTATCAGTATATCTCTGAAATGTATCCTGAAGAGGAACTCAAGTTTGATATTAGTAAGATCAAAGTTACCACTCTTGATATTGAGGTTGCCTCTGAAAACGGATTCCCTGATGTAGAGTCTGCTGCAGAGGAAGTCCTTCTTATCACTATTCAAGATTATTCTTCTAAGAAGATTCGCACTTGGGGTCAAGGTCCTTTTAATAATCAACAGAAGAATGTTGAGTACCGTTCTTTTTCAAGTGAGTATGATCTTCTCAACGACTTTATCAACTGGTGGATGGTTGAAACCAATACTCCAGAAGTTGTGACTGGATGGAATAGTGAACTTTATGATATTCCATATTTGGTTCGTCGTCTAGATCGTGTTCTAGGTGAGAAACTGATGAAACGCATTTCTCCATGGGGTCTTGTGACTGAAACGGAGATTTATATTGCTGGTCGTAAGCATATTTCTTATGATGTTGGTGGTATTACTCAACTCGATTATCTGAATCTTTATAAAAAGTTCACTTATAAAGCACAAGAGTCTTATCGTCTGGATCATATTGCAAATGTAGAACTTGGACAGAAAAAACTTGACCACTCTGAGTTTGATACCTTTAAGGACTTCTATACCAAAGGTTGGCAAAAGTTTGTAGAATATAACATCATTGACGTGGAACTTGTTGACCGTCTGGAAGATAAGATGAAACTGATTGAACTTGCAATCACCATGGCGTATGACGCCAAAGCAAACTATGCTGATGTGTTTTCACAAGTTCGGATGTGGGACACCATTATCTACAATTATCTGAAGAAGAGGAACATCGTGATTCCTCCCAAGGAGCGTTCAGATAAAGACTCTAAGTATGCTGGTGCATACGTTAAGGAACCTATTCCTGGAAAGTATGATTGGGTAGTGAGTTTTGACTTGAACTCCCTGTATCCTCACCTCATTATGCAGTATAATATCTCACCAGAAACACTTCTAGATGAGAGGCACCCATCAGTAACTGTGGATAAGATTCTAAACCAGGATATTACGTTTGAACTATATAAGGACAAGGCAGTATGTGCTAATGGGGCAATGTTCCGTAAGGATGTGCGTGGATTCCTACCCGAATTGATGGAAAAAATCTATCAAGACCGCACCATCTACAAAAAAAAGATGCTTGCTGCTAAACAAGAATATGAAAAGAAAAAGACAAAAGAGTTGGAAAAAGAGATTGCTAGGTGCAACAACATCCAAATGGCGAGGAAGATTCAACTTAACTCTGCTTATGGTGCTATCGGCAATCAGTATTTCCGTTATTACAAACTAGCAAACGCTGAGGCAATCACCTTGTCTGGTCAGGTTTCTATCCGTTGGATTGAAGACAAGATGAATGCCTATATCAACAAACTTTTGAAAACTGATGGAGTTGATTATGTTATTGCTTCAGATACTGATTCTATTTACCTTAATATGGGTCCTCTGGTTGAACGTATATTCAAGGGAAGAGAGAAAACTACTGAAGGCATTGTTTCGTTCCTTGATAAGGTCTGTCAGGTGGAACTTGAGAAGTATATTGAAGGTTGCTACCAAGAACTGGCTGACTATGTGAATGCTTATGATCAGAAGATGCAGATGAAGCGTGAGAACATTGCCGAACGTGGAATCTGGACTGCTAAGAAGCGTTACATTCTGAATGTTTGGGATAGTGAGGGTGTTCGTTATGAAGAACCTAAACTCAAGATGATGGGTATTGAGGCAGTTAAGTCATCAACTCCTGCACCTTGTCGCAAGATGATTAAAGATGGTCTCAAACTGATGATGAGTGGAACAGAAGAAGATGTAATTAACTTCATTGATAAGTGTCGTGAAGAGTTTAAGTCTTTACCTCCAGAACAGATTGCATTTCCACGAACTGCGTCTGATGTCCGTAAGTATCATTCATCATCGACCATTTATGCTCACAAAACTCCCATTCATATTCGTGGAGCACTTCTTTTTAATCATTATATAAAAGAAAAGAAACTGACAAATAAGTATTCTCTTATTTCAAATGGTGAAAAAGTCAAGTTTATTTTTCTGAAAAAACCAAACATTATTCAGGAGAATGTAATTTCATTCATTCAAGATTTTCCAAAGGAACTTGGACTTGACAAATACATAGACTATGACTTACAATTTGAAAAGAGTTTTGTAGACCCGCTCAAGTCCATTCTCGATTCAATTGGATGGAATGTCGAAAAAACTGTAAACCTTGAACTATTTTTTGCCTAATGGATCTGCCTATTAATGATCAAGAACTGAATACAATTGTAAAAGCAATGGCGCTTGGCGGAGACACTGCCTTATATCAAAAACTTAAACTGGTAAAAGAACTTAAAGAACAAGGTTTACCTTATAAAAAAATACTTCGTGAAGAATACGGGATGGTGGCGTGATGGATTTTCTTAAAGAAATTGTAAAGGAAGTTGGTGGAGAATACACACAACTTGCTGCAGACATTGATGAGACGGAAAAGTATGTTGATACAGGTTCATACATTTTTAACGCACTGGTTTCAGGTTCTATATTTGGCGGTGTATCTGGGAATAAAATTACTGCTATTGCTGGAGAGTCTTCTACTGGAAAGACTTTTTTCTCTCTCGCTGTGGTTAAGAACTTTCTTGATACTCATCCCGATGGTTACTGTCTCTACTTTGACACTGAGGCTGCTATTAATAAGGGACTTTTAGAATCAAGAGGTATTGACCTTTCTAGACTTGTTGTGGTTAATGTTGTAACCATTGAAGAGTTTCGTAGTAAAGCACTCAAGGCAGTGGATATTTACTTAAAAAAACCTGTAGATGAACGCAAACCTTGTATGTTTGTGTTAGACTCTTTAGGTATGCTTTCAACCGAAAAGGAAATTACTGACGCACTGAACGACAAACAAGTTCGTGATATGACCAAATCACAACTTGTTAAAGGTGCTTTCCGTATGCTCACTCTGAAGTTGGGGCAGGCAAACATTCCTATGATTGTAACTAACCACACCTACGATGTTATTGGCGCTTACGTTCCTACAAAAGAAATGGGTGGTGGTAGTGGTCTTAAGTATGCCGCTTCTACTATCATATATCTCAGCAAGTCAAAAGAGAAAGATGGAAAAGAAGTTATTGGAAACATTATCAAAGCAAAGACTGCTAAGTCTCGTTTGAGTAAGGAGAACCAGCAAGTTGAAATCCGTCTATTTTATGATGAGCGCGGTCTTGATCGCTATTATGGTCTTCTGGAACTCGGGGAACTCGCTGGACTCTGGAAGAATGTCGCGGGACGTTATGAAATGGATGGTAAGAAAATTTACGCAAAGGAAATCTTAAAGAATCCTGATCAGTATTTTACCGAAGAAGTAATGCAGCAACTTGATGCTGCCGCGAAACAACAATTCTCTTATGGAACGAATTGAGACAACTATTCTCAGAAACTTAGTATTTAATGAAGACTACTCACGCAAAGTTATTCCTTTCATACAACCAGATTATTTTGAGCAAAAGGCAGAGAAGGTCATTTTTGAAGAGATTGTCCAGTTTATTGTTAAGTATGGTTCAGCAATCACCATTGAAGCACTCAACATTGAGGTAGAGAATCGTACAGATTTAACCGAAGATCAAGTAAAAGATATTAGAGGCATTAATAGTTCTTTAAATGATTCTCCTGTAGACAAGCAGTGGTTACTTGATACCACTGAAAAGTGGTGTCGGGACAGAGCAATTTATCTTGCTTTGATGGAGTCAATTCATATTGCTGATGGTAATGATGGGAAGAAAAATCGTGACGCGATTCCAAGCATTCTTTCTGATGCTCTAGCAGTATCGTTTGATAATAATATCGGACACGATTATCTTCAGAACTATGAGGAGCGTTATGAATTTTACCACCGTAAAGAAGATAAAATCGAGTTTGACCTGGAATATTTCAACAAAATCACTAAAGGTGGTTTACCTAACAAGACTCTCAATATTGCTCTCGCTGGAACGGGTGTTGGGAAATCACTGTTCATGTGTCATGTGGCTAGCGCCGCCTTGCTACAGGGTAGGAATGTACTCTATATCACTCTTGAAATGGCGGAAGAGCGAATTGCAGAAAGAATTGACGCAAACCTTCTCAATGTCCCGATTCAACAACTGGTTGATTTACCGCGCCAAATGTTTGAAACGAAAGTAAATAGTATTGCGAAGAAGACACAAGGTTCTTTAGTCATCAAAGAGTATCCGACTGCTTCCGCACATTCAGGACACTTTAAGGCACTTCTCAATGAACTTGCTCTTAAGAAATCATTTAGACCTGATATTATTTTCATTGATTACCTTAATATTTGTGCTTCCTCTAGGCATAAGGCAAACAGTTCTGTTAATTCATATTCATATATTAAAGCAATTGCTGAAGAACTTAGGGGGCTCGCCGTCGAGTTTAATGTCCCAATTGTCTCCGCTACTCAGACCACTCGTTCAGGTTTTGGTAGTTCTGATGTTGAACTTACTGATACTAGCGAGTCCTTTGGTCTCCCTGCTACTGCTGATCTTATGTTTGCCCTTATTAGCACTGAAGAGTTGGAGGCACTTGGGCAGATTATGGTGAAGCAATTGAAGAACAGATACAATGACCCTACTATCTACAAGCGTTTCATTGTAGGTATTGACCGTGCTAAAATGCGTCTTTATGACTGTGAGCAAACTGCTCAAAAGGATATACTTGACTCTGGACAAGATGACGAGTATAATGATGAAGACAAGAAACCTAAAAAGTCGTTTGAAGGATTTAAATTTTAATGGAAACTGCTAGACACGTTAATTTTGATAAGTATGCTGAGTTTGTGGATGCTGTAACTTCTGATGCGTCCAAAGACTTTCTTTCTCTTTCCGATCGTCTTGTCGCACTGGATGAGAAGGGTGCTAATATTGAACGCTTGCTGACTGCTGCTGTTGGTATCAATGCCGAAGGTGGTGAGTTTATGGAAATCGTCAAGAAAATGATCTTCCAAGGCAAACCATTCAATGAAGATAATCGGGAACATATGATTATTGAACTGGGTGATATTATGTGGTATGTTGCTCAGGCATGTATGGCTCTTGAAGTGACCCTTGATGATGTGGTTGCTCGTAATGTGCAAAAACTTCTTAAGCGTTATCCTGAAGGTGCTTTTGATGTTTATTTCTCCGAGAACCGTGCTGCTGACGACCGATGACTAAAGAAAAGAAAGTAACTGTGAAACTTGATGTTCGTGCCGCTGCAGCAGTTCGTCAAGTTTTATTTGAATCACAAAAGGGATATGGTCTTGAGCATACCCCTGAGCGTATTGTTGATATTCGTTCAGTAATTCAAACTCTTGACGACGCCATCAGTATTGTGGTAGAATCTGAATGACCCGAAAGGGTTTTCTGGGGAATTAGCACAGTTGGTAGTGCGCCTGATTTGCATTCAGGAGGTCAGCGGTTCGAGTCCGCTATTCTCCACTTGCCCAAGTGGTGTAATGGTAGCCACGTATGCCTTAGGAGCATATATCGTAAGATGTGGAGGTTCGAGTCCTCTCTTGGGCACTAAATATCAATAAAAGCTAATGGCTGGTGAACAGGGGTTTCTTTACGAAGGAAGAATCCATAATAAGTTAAAGTCAAAAGGTTTGGTTCCAAAGGGATTTACTCCTGCAGGTTCTGATCCAAATGCTCCTGATGCAATGTTCATTTATGGTGGAAAACCATATAAGTTAGAAATTAAACTTGACTTAAAAGCAGACTATGGTCAAGGAAGTTTTGATTATGATAATGGAACTTGGAAACTTGGTGGAGCAAAAACTGCAGCAGCAGAGGAACTTCGTTCTCTAATGAGAGCAGTTGGTATTGAAGCATTTGCGAATAAAGAATGGGGTCCAAAAGGAGCGCCAAATAAAGGGACAGTCGATAATAAAGACTTTACTCAAGAAATGGTTAAGTCTGATTATCTAAGATTTACTGATAGATTTCTTACCATACCTTCAAGTGCTCTTTGGTCATACTATGGTGCTAAGTCAACATATTATATTCAAATTGGTGGTTATGGGTTATACTATATGGCGGCAAACCCTGCAGGACTTCCAGTTCCACAATTTAATCCTGGTTTGAGAATTCGTATTCGTTTAAAGAGAGGAGGTAGTTCTCCCATTTATAACTATCGTTTTACAACTGCTCTACAGATTACATCAAAACCTCCAAGGTCTGCTTATGATATTGATAAAGGTGTTGGATTTCTTCTTGGACAATGAACGACTATCTTAAAAAACTCATTCATGATTTTAAAAGCAAAGACTTTAAAACCTTTGCTGCTTATGTTTATACAACCCTACAGAAAGAGGTTGATATGAGCAAAGGGAAACAGAAAGATAAATATATAAAGATACGGAAGAGTATATTAAATTATATTGTTTCCAACGAACGAGTAATAACATCCGAAC